ATTTCCGAACAGGCGATTCAGTTTGTCCGTTACACGATGATGCCGTGGGTGACGAACTGGGAGCAGGAGCTTAACCGCAGGTTATTTACCCGCGCCGAAAGGGCTGCCGGGTATTACGTGCGATTTAACCTGGCCGGGCTGCTGCGCGGTACCGCAAAAGAGCGTGCGGAGTTCTATCACTACGCCATCACCGATGGCTGGATGAGCCGCAACGAGGCGCGCGCATTTGAGGATATGAACCCGAAAGACGGCCTTGATGAAATGCTCGTCAGCGTCAACGCCTCCCAGCCAGTCAAAACCAAAACCCAGGAGAACACTCCAGATGAGTGAACGAGAAATTCGCTGTTACAGCGGCGAGGTGCGCGCTGAAACGCGCGACAGCGAACCCAGCAGGATCATCGGATACGGTTCGGTTTTTGACAGCCGTTCCGAACTGATTTTCGGTTCGTTTCGCGAAATTATCCGGCCCGGTGCGTTTGATGATGTGCTGAAAGACGATGTTCGTGCGCTGTTTAACCACGATCCCAATTTTATCCTCGGGCGTACCCGCGCGGATACACTGGCACTGACCGTGGACGAGCGCGGCCTGCGTTATGACATCACCGCACCAGAAACCCAGACAATCCGTGATCTGGTGCTGGCACCAATGCAGCGTGGGGATGTTAACCAGTCCTCTTTCGCTTTTCGCGTCGCCCGCGACGGGGAGGAATGGTACCAGGACGAGGAAGGCGTGGTAATTCGTGAGATTACCCGTTTTTCCCGTCTGCTGGATGTCAGCCCTGTGACATATCCGGCGTACCAGGAGGCGGATTCCGCCGTCCGCTCAATGAAAGCCTGGCAGGAGGCGCGCGACAGTGGCGCGCTGCAGAAAGCCATTAACCAACGAATGGCGCGTGAGCGCGTCCTGACCCTTCTTAACGCGTAAGGAAAAACCATGAAATTGCATGAACTGAAACAAAAACGTAATACCATCGCGACCGACATGCGTGCGCTGAATGAAAAAATCGGTGATAACACATGGACGGAAGAGCAGCGCACCGAGTGGAATAAAGCGAAGTCCGAGCTGGAAGCCCTCGATGAGCGCATCGCGCGCGAAGAAGAGCTGCGCCGCCAGGACCAGACCTACGTTGACGAAAACGAGGCCGAGCAGCGCAATAATCAGGATCCTGATAAAAACCCGCAGCATGATGAAAAACGCGGCCAGATCTTTGATAAATGGATGCGTCACGGTGCCAGCGAATTGAGTTCAGAAGAGCGCAAGGCCTTGCGTGAACTGCGTGCGCAGGGTGTGGCACCGGATGAAAAGGGCGGTTATACCGTGCCTGATACTTTTCTGGCGAAAGTAGTCGAGCAGATGAAAGCGTATGGTGGTATCGCCAGCGTGGCGCAGATCCTCACCACGTCCGACGGTCGCACCATGGAATGGGCGACCGCTGATGGTACCGCTGAAGTGGGCGTGCTGCTGGGTGAGAACGAAGAAGCTGGCGAAGAAGATACTGAATTCGGTATGGACAGCCTGGGCGCTTTGAAAATGACGTCCAAAATCATCCGCGTGTCCAACGAACTGCTCCAGGACAGCGCGATCGACATGGAAGCCTATCTTGCTCGCCGTATCGCAGAGCGTATCGGCCGCGGTGAAGCTCGATATCTCATTCAGGGTTCCGGCGCGGGCACACCAAAACAGCCGAAAGGCCTGGCAACTTCCGTTACCGGCACCACTCAGACGGCCGCCGCCGCGGCTGTGAAATGGCAGGAAATTCTGGCGCTGAAACACAGCATTGATCCGGCGTACCGCCGCGGTCCGAAGTTCCGCCTGGCGTTCAATGACAACACGCTGAAACTCATCAGCGAGATGGAAGACGGTCAGGGGCGTCCGCTCTGGCTGCCGGATATCGTCGGCGTGGCACCTGCGTCAGTGCTCAATGTTCCGTATGTCATCGACCAGGAAATTGACGATATCGGCGCGGGCAAAAAATTCATGTTCTGCGGCGACTTCGATCGCTTCATCATCCGCCGTGTGCGCTACATGATCCTGAAGCGCCTGGTTGAGCGTTACGCAGAATTCGACCAGACCGGCTTCCTGGCGTTCCATCGCTTTGACTGCATTCTCGAAGATACCTCTGCGATTAAAGCGCTGGTGGGCAAAGGCTCTGCAAGCAGCTGATAAATCTCATCACTGAACAAACCATGCCGCGTTAAGCGGTTTTTTTGTGCCCGCCACCCGGCGGGCGCAGGAGGATCTTATGTTGCTTTCTCCTGAGGAGATCAAGTCGCAGCTCAGGCTGGATGAGGATTACGCCGATGAAGATAAATTTCTTGAGCTGCTGGGGCGCGCGGTTCAGGCCAGGACAGAAAATTTTCTGAATCGGAGACTTTATACGGCGGAGGCGGGGGTGCCAGCCGACGATCCGGAGGGGCTTATTCTCTCGGATGACATCAGGATGGGGATGCTGCTTCTGGTGACGCACTTCTACGAGAACCGTTCAACTGTTACCGAAGTGGAGAAAGTCGAACTTCCGATGAGCTTTAACTGGCTCGTCGGTCCATACAGGTACATTCCACTATGAAACTCAGGCAGGCGCAGGCCAGCGCCACATACCTTTTGCCCGACCCGGGCGAACTGGACCAGCGTATCGTTGTCCGGCGGCGCGTCGACGTGCCAGCAGATGATTTTGGCGTGTCACCTACTTATCCGGAGCAGGTCCGGACGTGGGCCAAAAAAGCACAACCCGGCGCAGCGGCGTATCAAGGGTCTGTGCAGGTTGAGAATAAGGTGACCCATTATTTCACCATCCGTTTTCGCCGCGGCATTACCGCCGATCATGAAGTGGTTCACGACGATATTTCTTATCGGGTCAAACGCGTCAGGGATCTGAACAGTAAACGCCGTTTCCTGTTGCTCGAGTGCGAAGAACTGGGTACCGACAGCGGGAGTGACTATGCCGCAGACAGCATTTTTACACGTTGATTTCGAACAGCCGGACGAGCTGGTCTTTAACCGGGCGAGGATGCGACGAGCGTTCGTCAAAATCGGTCAAATTCACATGCGCGATGCCCGGCGGCTGGTAATGAAACGTGGTCGCTCGAAGCCTGGCGAAAACCCCTCATACCGGACGGGGCAGCTGGCGCGCTCAATCGGCTACTACGTGCCCCGCGCTTCTAAAAAACGTCCGGGGCTTATGGTGAAGATTGCGCCTAACCAGAAGAACGGGGAGGGCAACCGCCATATCAACGGCGCGTTTTACCCTGCGTTCCTGTTTTACGGTGTTCGCCGTGGCGCGAAGCGTAAGAAAGGGCACCATCGCGGCGCGTCCGGCGGCAGCGGCTGGCGCGTGGCACCGCGCAACAACTACATGACGGAGGTGCTGGAAAAACGCCGCAGCTGGACACGTTACGTGCTTTCCCGCGAGCTGCGTAAATCCCTCCGGCCTCAACGCAGGAAGAAAAAATGAAACTAACCCCGATTATTGCGGCGCTTCGCGCCCGGTGTCCGCTGTTTGAAAACCGTGTTGGCGGTGCCGCGCAGTTTAAAGCGATTCCCGAAGCCGGAAAGCTCAGGCTGCCAGCAGCGTATGTCGTGCCATCTGAAGACGTCACCGGCGAGCAGAAATCGCAGACGGACTACTGGCAGGATCTGACGGAGGGGTTTTCCGTCATCGTCGTGCTCAGCAACGAACGGGATGAAAAAGGACAGTGGGCAGCGTATGACGCCGTTCATGACGTCAGGCAGCTTATCTGGAAAGCGCTGCTGGGCTGGGAGCCGGATCCGCAGGCACATGAAATTCAATATGCCGGTGGCATGCTGCTGGATCTGAACCGCCACGAACTTTATTACCAGTTCGATTTCACGGCGAAGTATGAAATCACCGAAGAGGACACCCGCCAGCAGGACGATCTGGACGCATTACCCGACCTTAAAACGCTCAGTATTGATGTTGATTTTATCGAGCCCGGTAGCGGGCCAGACGGCAACATCGAGCACCACACCGAAATAACCTTTCAGGATTAATTCATGTTTGTGAAACCAATCAAAGGGCAATCCGTTCCGGATCCTGCCCGTGGCGATATTTTGCCTCCAAAAGGGCGAAACGTTGAAGCGTCGGCGTACTGGTTCCGCCGGGAAGCTGCTGGCGAAATTGAAGTAATTCCACAACAAGGGGTTAAAGATGACCGTAAGCTTTAGTTATATTCCGGCTGATAACCGGGTACCGCTGTTTTATGCCGAAATGGATAACAGTGCCGCAAACACCGCGCAGGACAGCGGCCCTTCCCTGCTGATTGGCATGGCTTTGTCAGATTCTGACATGCCTGTTAATCAGTTGGTCATCATGCCATCCAAAGATCTGGCAAAAAAAATGGCAGGGCGCGGCAGTCAGCTGGCGCGTATGGTGGAAGCATACCGCCGTGTTGACCCGTTCGGTGAACTGTGGGTTATCGCTGTACCTGACACCGGGCAGACAGCAACCGGTACGATCACTTTCTCCGGTACCGCGACAGACGCTGGTTCGGTAAACCTCTATATCGGTACCACCCGCGTACAGGTAACAGTGGCCTCTGGTGACACTGGCGCTGATGCGGCTCAGTCTCTTCTTGCAGCCATTAACGGTAATCCAGATTTACCTGTCACTGCGCAATATCGCGTCACATCAGCAGGGCCGGACCAGGGGACACTGGAACTCACTGCGGTGAACAGTGGTACCTGTGGCAACGATATCCCTTTAAAACTGAATTACTACGGCACGGCCAGCGGCGAAGAAGTCCCTGCAGGTCTAAGCGTGCAGGTCGGAAGCATGAGCGGTGGTGCGGGCGATCCTGATTTGTCTGCAACCATCGCGGCGATGGGGGATGAGCCGTTCGATTATATTGGCCTGCCATTCAGCGACAGCGCATCGCTGCAGCTGATGGCGACGGAGATGAACGACAGTTCCGGTCGCTGGAGCTATATTCGCCAGCTGTACGGTCATGTATACACCGCCAGAACTGGCACACTGTCTGAGCTGGTGGCCTTTGGTGATACGTTCAATTATCAGCACGTCACCATCGCGGGCTATGAACCAAATGTACAAACCGCAGTTGATGAGCTGGTGGCGTATCGTCTGGCACGTCAGGCCGTATTCTTACGTAACGACCCGGCGCGGCCGACGCAAACCGGAGAGCTGACAGGTGCGCTCCCGGCACCCACCGGCAAGCGTTTTACCATCACAGAACAGCAGTCATTGCTGATGCATGGTATTGCTACGGCGTACACCGAATCCGGTGTTTTGCGCATTCAGCGCGACATCACCACCTATAAAACCAACGCTTACGGCGTGGCTGATAACAGTTATCTGGACAGCGAAACGCTGCATACCAGCGCTTACGTTCTGCGTCGCCTGAAATCGGTGATCACCAGTAAATACGGACGTCACAAACTGGCGAACGATGGCACTCGCTTTGGCCCAGGCCAGGCGATTGTTACGCCGTCTGTTATCCGTGGTGAACTGGGCGCGGTATATCGCCAGCTCGAGCGCGAGGGGATCGTGGAAAACTTTGATCTCTTCCAGCAATACCTGATTGTCGAGCGCAACGCATCAGATCCGAACCGCCTGGATGTCCTGTTCCCACCTGATTACGTCAACCAGCTGCGTGTGTTCGCTGTGCTGAACCAGTTCCGTCTGCAATACAACGAGGAGGCCGCATAATGGCAAAGATTGCGGGTACCACTTATTTCAAAATCGACGGGCAGCAGCTGTCCATAACCGGCGGTATTGAAGTCCCGATGAACACCCGCGTGCGTGATGACGTGATCGGCCTTGCCGGTGATGTCGATTACAAGGAAACGCACAGGGCACCCTATACGAAGGTCACAGCAAAGGTGCCCAAAAACTTCCCGGTGAACAAAATTACCACCGCCGACACCATGACCATCACCTCTGAACTGGCGAACGGTCAGGTTTATGTCCTTTCAAACGCCTGGCTGCATGGTGAGGCAAACCATAATCCCGAAGAGGGCACGGTGGATCTGGAATTCCACGGTGAAGAAGGATTTTATCAATGACAAAAGAACTGGCCCTGAAAAAACCGATTCTGGCGCATAACGAAACGCTGCATGTGCTGGAGCTGCGCGAACCGACTTACGATGAAATTGAGGTGATTGGCTTTCCTTTTACCGTATCCGGTGACGGTGGGGTGAAGCTGGATAGTGCTGTTGCGCTGAAGTATATCCCGGTGCTGGCGGGGATCCCCCGCTCCTCAGCAGCGCAGCTGGCAAAGCTGGATATCTTCAAAGCCTGCATGCTGATCCTGAATTTTTTTACCCAATCGGAGACGGATCCAGCCTCAGACGACGATTCTACAACGTCGCCTGGTTCTGGAAATTAAATCCCTTCGAGCTACGGCGGGCGGCCATATCTGACTTCCTTGAACTGGAAGCGGAGGCCGTCCGCATCAACGAGGAAGTAAAGCATGGCTGACAGTTTCCAGCTAAAAGCAATTATCACCGCCGTTGACCAGCTGACCGGGCCGATGAAGGGAATGCAGCGTGAGCTTAAGGGCTTCCAGAAGGAGATGGGCAGTCTTGCGCTGGGGGCGGCGGCCGCAGGAACTGCCATCCTCGGCGCGCTGGCGCTGCCTATTAATTCGGCGATCGGGTTTGAGTCAAAAATGGCCGACATCCGAAAGGTAGTTGATGGCCTCGATGATAAAAAAGCGTTTGCACAAATGAGCGACGATATCCTGACGCTGTCAACGCAGTTACCTATGGCGGCGGAGGGGATCGCAGAAATTGTGGCTGCAGGCGGCCAGGCGGGGATCGCGCGTAGCGATCTCATGCAGTTTGCCAATGACGCTGTGAAGATGGGCGTTGCGTTCGACACTACAGCCGAAGAGTCCGGCCAGATGATGGCGCAGTGGCGAACGGCATTCAAACTGACGCAGGATGATGTTGTTGTTCTTGCCGATAAGATTAACTATCTGGGGAATACCGGTCCGGCCAACGCGAAGAAAATCTCTGATATCGTCACCCGAATCGGCCCGCTGGGCAGCGTTGCGGGTGTGGCTTCTGGTGAAATTGCCGCTATGGGGGCCACGATCGCCGGGATGGGCGTTGAATCGGAAATTGCCTCAACCGGCATCAAAAATTTTATGCTGTCGCTTACCGCTGGCAACTCTGCAACGAAATCGCAGAAGAACGCTCTCGCTTTTCTGAAGCTTAATCCCCGCAAACTCGCTGAGGATATGCAAAAGGATGCACGCGGCGCGATGCTGAAGGTGCTGGACTCTCTCGCGAAAGTACCGAAAGCGAAGCAGGCCGCCGTCATGAACGCGCTGTTTGGTAAGGAGTCCTTAAGCGCGATTGCCCCGCTTCTGACCAACCTGGATCTGTTACGCACTAACTTTGACCGTGTGGCTGATGCCCAGGAATATGGCGGCTCAATGCAGAAGGAATACGCATCCCGCGCGGCCACAACTGAAAACAAGCTGGTATTGCTTAAAAACAGCGTGAATGCGATTTCGGTGACGCTGGGCGACACCTTCCTGCCTGCCATTAACGAAGCTGCAGAAGCGGTCATGCCTTACCTGGAGCAGCTCAGGACCTTCGTTCGCGCGAATCCTGAACTGGTTCAGTCGGCGGCAAAATTTGGTGCGGCGCTGCTGGGCGTTGGCGTTTCTATCGGCGTGTTATCCCGTGCGATAAAAGTTCTGAATACGGTAATCAATTTGTCACCGGCCAAAGTTGCGATCGCAGCGCTGGCGGCTGGCGCTATGCTGATCATCCAGAACTGGGATGACGTTGCACCGGTAATAAAAGCTGCGTGGGTTGAGGTGGATAAGGTGGCTCAGGCATTTGGCGGATGGGAAACCGTACTGGGTGGCGTGGGCTTATATATGACAGTGGCGTTTACAGTTAAA